CATCAAGCCGAAGACGAAGGTCACATACGACAAGAAAAAGGACCAGGGCGGCGGTCGGGGAGGATCCAGGGGAGGATCCAGGAGCAGGAGCAACCAGCCCTCTGGTCCCCCGCCTGGAGGTCCGGAGCCGCCGCCCCCCACAGAGGAACCACGATCCTCGAGGAGCAGCGCGCCGGCAAAGGAGCAGCCCCCCAAGCAGGAGAACGGGCAGCAGGGAAATGGGACCGTCGAGATGACCCCCGAAGACCTCGCCCTGGCGAAGGAGACGCACATCAACCTGATTATGCTCTGCGGAGGTCGGAACAAAAATGATCTGCTCAGGGACAAGCTGAAGGAGATCACCGGCGAGACGGATCTGAAAACGCTCCCGCATGACCGCCTGGTGGAGGTCGCGGACAAGGTCAAAGTGACCCTGGAAGAGCTGCGGGCAGCACAGTCCAAATAGTAAGAGTTAGTGATAGTTGAATATCACCAATCAAGGGAGGTTTCCAATGGTTATACCTTTAATTCCTCAAGGATACGAGATCCCAAGCATCCCCGATGAGGTGGCAGCGGTGAAACAGCGGAAGATCCGGATTTACCCCTGCCATACGAACCGGGCGTCACAGCTCGGGGATCCCTGCCTCAGACGTCTGGTGCTGGAGCGTACCGACTGGGACAAGAAGGTCCCGCATGACGTTGGTCTGCAGTTTATCTTTGATGAAGGTCACATCCAGGAACGGGCGATCTACGCAGACCTGGAAGCTGCAGGGATCAGCGTCATCAAGCAGCAGGTGGACTACCAGGACAAAGCCCTGCAGATCTCGGGGCGAGTCGACGGATTCATCACAGTGCTGAAAAACGGGCATCACGTCAAGATCCCGATTGAGGCAAAATCCATGAGTCCGAACATCTGGGACCTGATCCACGATTACGACGACTTCAACCTGTTCCCCTGGACCAAAAAGTATCCCGGGCAGCTGCAGATCTATATGTATCTGTCCAACTGCGAGCTGGGGATCATGCTCCTGAAGAACAAATCCAGCGGCCATCTCAAGCAGTTCATCGTCCCCCTGGACTATGACTACGCAGACGGGCTGCTCAAGAAGGCGGAGACGATCAACCAGCACGTCAAGGACGGGACGTTCCCGCCCCATACGGAGGATCTGAGCCTCTGCAGGACCGAGTCCTCTGGAGGGTTCGTGAATGAGTGCCCATTCCTGCACGTATGCTGTCCCAAGCTCGACTACGGTCCGGAGCTGCAGATCCTTCACAGTGACGAGCTAATTGAATGCCTGAACATCCGCGAGAAGGCAAAGATCGGCTATTCCCTCTATAACAAGATGACGAAGCGGATCAAGGAAATGGTTGGCTCCAGGGAGAACGTCCTGGCGGGAGACTGGCGGGTTTATCTCAAGAAGGGGAAGAAGCGGTCCACCTGGGCGTTTGAGAGAGTCGCGGAGCCAACGGAGGTCGTCCAGAAGGAAAAGTAACATTCACCGGGGAGGATCCCCCCACCTCGGGGGATCCCCCCACAGCCCAGAGGTGCTGCATGAGCAATACCCAGATGATGAAACCAGAGGAAGTGGCGCGATATCTCCAGCTGAAGATCCGCACATTTTACAAGCTGGCAAAATCAGGAGAAATTCCTGGGGCGATCAAAATAGGCGGATCCTGGAGAATTGATAAAAAGCAGCTCGATGCAGCATTCCGGAGGAAGGAGAACCGCTGATGGAATACTGCAGGATCAACCTACAATGGGACGACACGGAGCAGCTGATAGCTGCCCTGGCGGACGCGCTCTGCTGGTTCGACGGCTTTCAGTCTGGATCCGGCGAGTCAACCCCCGTGGACACAGAGACGCTGCGAGAATTCAATATCAAGCTCAAAAAGGCTTGGAACAAAAGGAAGGAGAACCAGACCCATGAGAGGACTGATGGTAAACCAACTGGTGACTCGGGAGGAGCTGGCAAAGGTCCCGGTCCCGGACGCGACCAGGACATACCACCCGATATCACACATTGACCTGGTGCAGATCATCGAGGAGTGCGCCGGCGACTATTTCAACCTATTCAAGATCCACCAGAACAGATTCGGACTGGCGCGGGAAGGACGCCAGATGTTCGGGATGTTGGCTCTGAGGATGACCGATGACTCTGAAATTGACCTCTCTGTCGCATACCGGAACGCCCTGGACAAGTCACTCCCCGTCGGAGTCGCCCTGGGAGGAGAGGTCACGAACTGCGCAAACCTGATGCTTCGCGGTAACATCCTCGTCATGAGGAAGCACACGAAGCTGATCTTCGATGATATCCGGCGACTGATCCACCAGGCTTTCGAGGAGTGCGAGCACAACTACCCAAAGATGCTGGGGGACGCTGAATTCATGAAGTCAGTCAAGATCACGACCACCAGAGCCCATGAATACCTGGGGCATTTATACGGACAGAGGATCCTTTCAGTTACCCAGTTCAAGATCGCAAACGAGGTCTACGAGGCGAAGACCTGCTACGACTGCAAGGCGGCGGACAAGCCCCAGCTCGGGGACGTCTGGACGCTCTACAACGCCAGCACGGTCGCCCTGAAGACCTGCCAGGCATCATTCATAATGGAGCGGCACGTCAGGCTCCACGAAACGATGCTGCGCTTTGCAGGGAGGTCCTGATATGAAGAAGCTCCCGAAGTGCTGGTCCTGCATCTACCACAAAGAGCTGCCCTGGGACGGTCATTACTCCTGCCAGCACCCGGCATTCAAACCGTGGCGTGAGAATTCACACCTCTACATGGTCGAAAGACTGGCGGATCTGCGGACCGGGTCCGGAGAGCTGGTCCTGATGCGGGACGTCATGAAGGAGTTTAACATCACATTCGGCAAGGCGGGGATCCGGCAGGGGAAGGTCGTTTTCCCCTGGAATTTCGACCCCCACTGGCTGGACTCCTGCCTTGCCTATGTCAGAGAGGAGGGACGATTGAATCAGCAAATCATCTGCGAAACATGCCAGAGCAAACATTCCGATCTATTCTGTGACGGGAGCCCTTACCCTAACGAGCACAAAAAGATCAAAAGCGGGATGGCTCTGCGTCCGTTCAAGTGCGACTTCTGCGCAGCCCAGGTCAACCCGGGGGACCGGTGCTTCGCATTCACAATCTGGAGCGATACTTCACCGCTGCCCTATCGCCCCTGGGAGGACAGCTTTATCAAGGAGGGAAAACCCGATGACCCTGCGAAATCAACTGACCCCAATGATGGCAAATCTGCGGATGCAGGACCTGGAGGACGGGACGGATCCCAGTGACTATGTGGACCTTTGGACGCGGATCGCCGGCGCGATCATGAAACATGCCCGATTTATTGAGGACTCGCTGGAGATCACGATAAACATAATCCGCGAGGACGGCTATTCCCTGGACCGATCGGACTTGGAAATGGAGTCAGGGCTAAGCGATGACCAGCTGAATGGCTGGGAGTCATACTACTGGAACGCCCCGCCGGAGCATAATCCCGAGCGTGTTCTGGTCCTAAAGTCGAAAATCAAGCAGACCGAGGGAGGAATTATTTTCAATACCTTCATCAACTGCGCCATGAACGCTACCGACGAGCTGGACCTGCAGGAGGAGCTATGACAAACGGAGCTCAATTCAAAGACTACCTCGGGGACAGCGTCTACGTCGACGTCGAACATGACTACCTGAAGCTGACGACAGATAACGGCATGGGACCGTCGGACACGATCTATCTCGAACCTGCAGTCTACCAGGCTCTCCTCCGATACGTCGCACGGGTCGAGGAGATACTGGGACGCCCCTATTTCAGCGAGAGGAGGTGATTCCGTGAAGTATCCAACCATGGATGAAGTCGAACGAGCGGACCGCGTCCAGCTTGCGCGGTGGAGCCGTTTCCTACCTTCGCCAGGCATAAGTGCTGTTGGGCGAGATGACTTTTACGACGTCTGTGACACGGAGACGGCAGTCCTGAATAGGATCCAGACGCGATTTGAAGAGTTGGGCGGGATGACGGCCCAGATTAGTAAGCAGATCGGCTGGGGAAAGTAACCAGAGGGGGGGAGAAATCTCCCCCGTCTCTGGTCGGCTCAAAAGGAAGGAAACACTCACCAGCCCGGCAGGATCGAGCTGGCTTCGATCACGCCCTATCCACTGGCGAGAATAAGGCGTTTTGCGCGATACTCAGTCCGCCCCTTATGGTGATACGTCTTTAAGGCGGTCGCGTTTCTGGAGCCTCTGAGGACGTTTTCAGGCACATTTCAATTCCCCGAACAACTCCCTCGAAAAACGCCAGCTGTAACTTGCGCTCTGCCTCTGGAATCAGATCCCCGGTGCTGGGGCTCTGGACGATAGCTTCAAACGTCGTCAGCCCCTCCGAGAAGTAAAAAACAACGTCATTCTTCACCTCGGCATCAACTTGCGCCTGGTCCAGTCCCCATGCCAGCAGCTCGCCGGCATCCTCCGTGATGTCCGCCTCCGGAGTAGCCAGGGCGGGGATCACGAACTGATTTATCGGGTCCAGGATCAGAACGGCCGGGGGTCGATTCTCTTGGCAGAAACCATAGGCGGTCATACTTCCCAGGGATCCCGCCAGTATCTCCTGGGAGTCTTCTGGAATCCCCTGCTTCACCATAAATTTCGAGCACCCTTGCGTCACGCACAAGAGCATCACGAAACAAAGCAGGGGGACACAGAATGACCGATATTTCATCGGACCACCTCCTTTCTACCAGACCTTCCGGTGGAATTCGATGTGAATGCAGCCGTTCAGTCCGGTTGGGGAATTCGGATCCTCGTATACCTCCAGGACGACGTCATAGTCGGAGCCGGGATCCGTTGCCCCGAGACGGGTTTTAATCCGGTGGACCCAGGCTTCCAGGACCGTCCGGTCTTCCGGAGACAGCCCCGGCAGGTCTTTGATCCTGAAGTCCAGGGCGAGCCCTCGCGGGTGCAGAGTTTCATCAATTCGCCCCTTCGCCTTGTCGCATCCGGATGTAACGGTGATTTCATGGTAGCCTGGCGGTGCCGTTTCAGCCACGACGCCGAACACAACCGCCATGTGAATGTTCGTGAATGTCTCAGGTAGGATCCTGCAGGTGTGCTTGAACTTGAAAACGACCCGCGCCTTATGCAGTGCTGCCTCAATCATGGCGTCACCTCCGCGCTCGGTCGACTGGCTCTTCTACCAGGCAACCAGGTTTTTTCTATCGGACCCTTCAGGGACCAACGAACAAGGACGCTGCCCAGCCTCCCAGAAACGCTGCAGCCAGAACAACCAGGATCCCGACGATCCATTTCCAGCCCTCGCGGATCCCCTTCCTGGCCTCGTTCGCTCCTGCGCTCTTCGCCAGCTTCCGATCTATGCTGGAAAAGAGCTTCTGGAGGCTGCTGATATCGCCTTTCAGGTCCTCATGAACAAATAGAATCACGCCGGACTGCTCCTCCCGAAACTGCCTGCAGTCGGTCGTGAATTTTTCCCTCCAGTCCCAGAGGATCGCCAGCTTTTCCTCCGACGTTCTCTCATCCGGTGACATTGCTCCCCCGCTTTACGGATGGTTCCCGATTGCCATGTAGTTGAAATAGAGATTCTCCGTTGCGGTCTGCGGGTTACCGGCGGTATCCCGGAGCCAGACTGTAATCTGAGTCGTGGTCATTGTAATCCGGATCTTTGACCAGTTCCCTCCAGGAGGCGAGACGCACGTTGCGACGGCAAAGGGAGTGCCGGCAAAGGCGGTGGGGAAATTCCCCGTTCCGCTTGATGCTCCCAGGAGGACCGTGACCATCCCCGCCTGGATGAGCTGCTGCATTTTCCCCGGCGTGACTGCTTCAGCGTAGATGTCGCCGGTGATGATCTGGTATCCGTGCGCAGGATCCCCGTGTCCGTCCATGTGGTCCTTGATGTCTTGACCGCCGATCCATCGACCGCTTCCCCCGCTCCAGTCGCTCTGGACAACCAGCCCTATCGCCAGGTCATAACAGCCTTCCTCAATGTCCTGGTAGTAGTAGCCCATGATGGAGCCGGATTCTATCAGGTCGTAAACCTTCGGCCCACCGCCCCCCTGGTTCAGGTCGACGTCCAGCCCGTTTTGCGGGTGACCGGCATTGTCCCTGACAAGGATTCCCCAACGTCGTGCAGCCATGGTATCACCTCCCTATTCCTCGACAGCTTCAGACTCTTCGAGGAGATATGTATTGATTACCGTGGAAGGCTTCGTATCAATCAAATCAACACCTTCAAACGGTATATTCCCAACGTGTCCGAGATATTTTTCTCTGGGATAATCCCGGTCATATTTTCCCACCCAGCGGACGAACTGGCAGAAGTCGGAGTCTTCGTGGGGGAAAAAGAGCATGTGGTCCCCCTCACTGGCGAGGTTCCGGACCTGTTCCTCCGCTGCCGTCAGGTAGGTGTATCTCAGGTTGCAGGCATATCGCCAGCCTGCGGGGTGTTCGATCCTCACCTTGTCAATCGTCTCATTGACTGACTGGACCTCCTTCTGGAATTCCTGGTGATACTTCGCCGGCACGGGGAGCTGTAGGTCCAGCAGGATCTCTCGGATCCGGATGTTATCGACCCTGACAATTCCCGTGACCTGGTCCGGATAATACGGATGGATCTCGAAACGGAGCTGGTCCTCCGAATTCCCTGGTGTGAATTCCACCTCGATGAATCCCATTCGCCAGGAGTCAACCGCAACATAGGCTTTCGTCGCAAACTCAGAGGCGTTATCATCCCCCAGCCTCACGAAAAAGCCCTGGTCCGGTCCGGTGCTCTTGAAATAGAAAACGACGATATACTTTCTCCCTGCCAGGGTGGTCCCGCCGAATGGTCCCGTGGTGGCGTCGCAGTCGTAGTATGCATACTCCCTTGATCCCGCTTGATCGTCCTGGACCTGCATCACATAGTCACCATAGAACGTCGTAGCATCGAGCTGGCGGGTGATGACGTTCGCTCCAACCTGAGCCCAGCCGTCGACATTGAGCTCAAATTGTCCGTTCTCGCACATTTCGGGCGAAACGATTAAAAGCCGTGGCGGGCAGGTCCCGCCGATTACCTTGGATTGCCAAGCGCAAACCATAGCTCCAGGACCTCCTCCCAATGTTGGCGTGTAGTGAAATCCCTGGTCAACGTCCCCGACGTCAGGAGAACCATCGGACCTGGTGGTATAGTTGTCAAGTCCAAATTGGATCCGCCAGAAGTCCGCGGTCCTCCAGCCGGCGTCGATAAGTGCGCTCCCGCCCTGCAGGTGAAAGTCATCAGACCCTTCCGCTCGATGACCGTGAAGCCGTAAACCCAGCGCATCCAGAGCTGGTTCGCGCTCGACGGTGACGGGTGTTGGATAATAACGTCTGCGGGATCCCCGGTCGCCCCCTGCAGATTGACTCTCTTGCTGTGGATCTGCAAGTCCTCAACCCAGGTGCCGGCTCCGATGATCACGACGTCATCATTGTTCGCGGCGTTGATCGCTTGCTGGATGGTAGGATAGTCGTCAGGGACTTGGATTTCAGACATTCTCAACTCCCAGGAGCTTGATGTTGTCCCCCGCGGGATCGAAGTCTATCTCGTTTATGATCCAGGCGGACTCTTCCGATATGTCGGTGAAGCGTGAAGCGACATAGAAAATGATTTCATCCAAAAGCTCGAGCTGGACCAGGTGTTCCAGTTTCGCCTCGATCTCGTCCCGCTTCACGATGAAATAGGCGTAAGCCGTCAGCCCCAGGACGCCGGCGATGTGGCGGTTCTGAATAAGCTGATTACTGATCGTCAAGGGTTTCGTCTGCTCATGGAATATCCCGATCTTCTCGGTCCCTGACGTCTCCTTGACGGGATCCTCCCAGTTGATCATGACGCCTTGATACCAGTGTTTCCATGGTCGACGCCCAGTAATTTCCATGACGTGCTGCGCAAAAAGGTTCATCGACGGGGCTGTCCTGGACCTTGGGACCATAAGAGCCTGGTTGCGCGGGTTGACGTCAAGGCAATAGTCCATCATGTATTCAGCGCAAAGATTCAGGGCTTCTCGGATCGTCAGGTCCTCAAAATCCACGATGTCGACTCTCGGGTGGTATTCATTCCACCAGAGGAAAAGATACTGGTCCTCTCCATCGTCAGTGATTCCATATATCTCCCCGTCAGAGGTCCCGTGAACCAAAGCGTGAGGGATATCGAATCCCCGCTCCACGCTGGCGAGCCTCTGCCAGTTGAGAGGATTCGGGGCTCCGGCCCAGTTCATCTTTGTGAGGATCGGCGTCTTTTCCCGCCGGCGTAGATCGCAGACGCAGGCATAGATGTAGTCATCGACCGTGTTGTGCATAAAAGCCTTTGTCTGGTGCGTTTTATTGTATGAGAAGTTCGTGCCGGCATTGGTGAAAAAGATCGTCGTGTTGGGAAGGTCTGAAAGATCAAGAATGAATATGAAATACTGGAATGGCTCGGTGTCTGCGATCTCGTTCCCGTCGTTTCGGTTGAATGCAGCCCCATAGATCCGCTCTTCGTCAGGCTTCCAGATGATTTCCAGGAAGTGATAATACTTGAAATATCCTGCAGCCTTCCAGTTCCATTGCTGCGCTGTGTCGTCCCAAAGATAACCTCCCATGTCCTGCGAGTCCCAAAGCACCTCATGGGCGATCCCGCAGGTAGTCATCGTCGCGGTCCCCGAAACATATCCGGAAACTTCAATCTTGATCCAATAAAGAGTAACACCGTTGACGTTGTTCGGGACCCAGTCCCTTGGCAGCTCGTAATGGTTCACGGCATTTGGCCAACCCGGCCACATAGCCCACCAGGGGAATTGGACCCAGGCTGCGCCGTTCCAGTATGTAACGTCAAAATTCATGTTCCACAGCCATCCGGTGATGGTATACCAAAAGGCGAAGCTCTTCCTAGTATGCCCTAAATAGATCGCGTCTCCGTTCTCGTTCAGTGGAATCGCTGCAACGCCAGCATAAAGCAGGGCTGCTTGGTCTGGCGTAAAGCTCATGGTTGTTTGGTCCCAACCGAAGGCCGTTGTCCAGGAATAAAAGAATCCATCTCCGGACGCCTTTCTGGAAAGATAGGAATAGCTGATTTCGTTCACGCCGTCATCCCACCAGTGGACGTGTGCCATATAAATTATCGAGTTCCATAGTGCGCCTTCCAGCTTCGTGAACCAGCTCGTCACCTGGTCATTCGTGCTGTAAAACATGGCGTCCGAGGTGATCGTGTGCGTCGTGTGGTCGGTGTAAATCAGTGCGCTGCCACCTGGAGTCGTGACGGTAGGATTCACCAGGGAGGCATAGAAAAAGCCTCGCATTGCCTGTAGGTTCCCCTGCACATTGTCAAACTCGACGCAGCCCTTCTGTCCCATTGTCCAGCGGATATTCAGCTCTTTTAAGATGTCATAGACGGTCCCGCCGGTATCATTGATTTTATAGTGCCCAGGACCAGCGTTATATACTCGATGTTTTTCTCGACCGAACCCGTAGCTCTGATCCTTAATGCTGAGAATGAGTGAGACGGGATTCCCGATCAACCCCTCGCAAGTATGAATATCGATAGGATCCACCTGGTTGTCCTGGTTCAGACACATTACCAGTGTTGGCGTGGGACAGGTTAGGTTCTCTCCGTAGCCGGATCCCGCTGTGAGCTGACCGAAATCCAGGTAATCAGTCCCCCCGAGCCGGAATTCTCCTCGCCTGAAATGAACCTCACCATTCCAGAAGTTGAAGTCGATCTCCCACCAGAGTGCATCATTCCGAGCGTCAATCGTGTTTCCGTCAGACCAGAACGTGATAAAAGGAGTGACTTTCGGTTTATAAAACGTTGGCGGGGTCCAATGTCCCCAGTTGTTTGGAGTGTTTGGCTCCCAGGCGATCCCAACGATCCCGTCGTCCTCGAAGGCGTCAGTAAATCTGGCGAGTCTCTTTATCTCGAAAAGCCTCAGATCCCAGAGGTTCGATCCATACGTCACGCCGCCAACGGGAGCGAGATCAAGGACGTTTCCCACGAACTCAAAGTCAGTGTCCCGGCTCACCTTCCACAGCTCAGGGCCAACCCCAACAAAAAGATATTCGGTCACCTCATCCCAGAAGATTGACCGGACCTTGTAGGGATAAGAGAAGCGTGGACAACGCCCCAGATATCCAATGAATTTCGCGTCAGACGAGATCATGAAATCCCCGAGCGTCCGACGGGCTGGCAGGTATCCGCGGAGCTCTAAAAGCTCCTGCACAACCGTTTCCAGCATGAGGTTCTGACGCCAGGCACAGGCGGAGTATGATCCATCCGCGTTTTCTCGGATGACGACGCTGTCTTCTTTCGACTCTTTGGGAAGGTATCTCAGCTCTATCTCGAACGAGATGGTGTCCTCGTCAGCCCCGATAATGTAGGGGAGCCGATGAGCCCTGATAAGCGATACGTTCCCGGCACCGCTTGTGCGCTGGAGCTTTATCCAGTAAAGGTTTCCATAAGCAACGTTTCCGACGGTTAGATTCGTGGAGGTCCAGTCTTCGATTGTCCCCCAGCGCAACCGTCCGCTTTCCTTGAATCCGCCAGTCTCATCGACACAGGAGCCAAAAATATCCGCGCTCCAGATCCCGTCCCCGAGGGAATACTGGACCGTGTAATTGATCACGCCGGCGAATTCATTGTATAGCCAGAAGGCGATCCCCGCGAAAGGCTGGGCGGATCCGAAGTAATACTCATTATTGTTGTTGTTCAGGAGGCTCGAGGATGACTTGTCGGAGGATGAAAGCCGTCCCTCTTCTCGATAGGCGCCGTCCCCCGGGAGATTAGCAATGATTCGGTGGAAGAAAGGAACGATATCGAGTGGGACGCCTTCGTCATATTCCAGCGTAATTCTACCGTAGGTCGACGGTCTGAATTCTTCGTCAACATGGACCAGGAGCATTGTCACATCGAGCGGATACCTGTCCGGCCTGGTCTCTATCGTTATATCACAGTGGAGTCCATCGAGGCGCGTCTGACCCGCCCCTGCAATGGTCGTGTAATAGGTTCCCTCGACTCCGGAGAAATAATTGTCCCAGTTAAAATCGTTCGGAGGGACGAATCGTAAAACGTAAAGCCCTGGACCAGGCCAGTTCGACTCCATCCCCCCATGTGAGGCGTGGATCTCTATCACGTCAACGCCGGAAATCCCAGACTCGGAGTTAAAGGAATACTTCAGAGCCTTTCGCCCGGTTATGGTCATATTGGATTCTTGATAACCGTCGATCTTCAGACCTCCGATCCTGGGCAGGTATCCATTCGCCTCTGTGATCCCCGACGCCTGGTAATAGTCCAACTCCTTCAAAAAGCCCATGACTCGAAACGTCAGCTGTCGGGTGTATCGATCATGCCTGATGCTATCCTGGTAAACCATTCCCCCGTGGTAAAGCATCCGGTCTGCGGTAAAGTCCGTGATGTCCTTGTATCCTGCGAAAAACTTCACGTAGACCTTGTGGGCAATGTCGATGATGTAGTTATAGCCTTCGCCGGCTCCGTGGACAGCGTCAGGGATGCTGGCGTAAATGGTGACGGTGTTTGCGGTGTTTGAAATGATGGAATAACGACGTCCCTGGTAGGGACCGTTGAGGAAGCGGAAGTATTCCCCACGAAGGTCGTTTACTCCGAATCCTCCTGCAGGGATCGTGATGATTGAAGTCGGGGCTCCGCTCGAGACTGACGTTGTGACTCCCTGGTAAACCCGGCGGTAAAAAATCCCGCTCTCGTTCTCCAGGTCGTAGTATTTCCCGGTGGAGTTCTCCAGGACGACTTCCATGTCGCCGGCGACGTGTTCCGTCAGTTTCGACGCGTCTACCTGGTTTCGGACCGTCCCGTATTTTATCACCTCGGCGTCCGCGATGGACCGCTTTCCCACGACTCCCCCAACACAGGTTGTCGGCCAGGCTCCCCCGGTGCTCAGGGTCGTGACTCCATTGGCATAAACAACCCCGCTCAGGTCGAATTCAGTCTCGAAATCCTCTGTGTCGATAATGACCAGGTCCTTCGTGGAAAAAAAGTCTGCAGCGTTCCCGTCGACTCGGATCTGGGCAGGATTGACGTATTCTACGATGACTCCAGGATAAAATTCATAGAGCCATAGGTTCTTCACCGTCTTGGCTCCGGTCCTTTTCCCCTGCTCTGTCAGAAAGATCACGCTCGGTGTTTTCATCCTGTGGCCTCTCTTATGGTAGAAACAAACTCGTCCTCGGCGGTCCGGAGCTGTCGACGGTAGAACGTGTTGATATCCTCATTGGATCCCTTGGCAGAAATCTGGTTGGCGAAGGTGAAATTGTTCGTGATGGTGGTTTCTCCGCCGGCGAGGTGAGCCAGCATGCCGGGGAGCATCGAAGACATAAACGTCCCGAGCTGGTCTTCTGGAATGATCCACTCAGGTGTAAAGGATTCTCCGACGCGTATCAAGGATCCATACTGCGAACCCTCGACGCGTCCACCTGACTGGAATCCCGCGAATCCCAGGATCGACAAAAATCCGGCTGGTCCCCCGAAGCCGGGAATGAGTGAAAGAGTTTTGAGGACCAGCATTTTGACAATGATCGCAGAAATCGTCGCCAGGGCTTGCCGTCCCATATCTCCCCACATATCCCGCCAGGCTTTCCCCCAGCCTTTCGAGGTCGTGGTCATGAAGGCGATGTGTCGTCCGATATTCCCGAACATCTGATTTGCGGTCTGCGAGGTGAAAGCTGCAACTTCAGCCCATTTCTGCATCTGCCATTCAGCCGTGACCTTCGCTTTTTCCTTTTTCAGGTCCGCCAGCTGATTCTCCAGATCCTCTTTGTGCTCGGCTGCCAGGTCCTCAGCTTCCAGCTCCTTTGACAGATACTCGATAGCGCGGTCCAGGTTCTCCATCGCCAGCTCTGTAGCCTTCTCGTCAATCTCCTCGTATTTCTCCTTTTTCCGCTCCTTTTCCTCCTCGTCCAGCTTTTCATGCAACGCCAGAAGTGCCTCGCCCAGCTTCCTCTCCATCTCGTATCGGTCCTCTGCGAACCCTTCAAAGGCTCTGAGCTGTTCCTGGAGCCTTTCTACTTCAGCCTCCAGCTGCTCAACTGTAGCCTCTTTGTAGTTCTCGACTGCACGGGCAACCAGCTGCTCCTCCAGCCCGATACGATACTGAATTAGCTTGATCCATTTCTCTGTCTCGCGCTCCTTCCCCTGTAGCTCCTCATCGAGCAGAGCCAGGACCTCTTCCAGCGTCTCCTCTCCCAGTTTAATCCGGAGTTCATGCAGCTGCTTGAAGGCGGAAAGATCAAACTCTGCCGGCTCCACCGTCTCTGTTTCGGGTGCTTCAGGCTCCTCCTCATCTGCAACCGTCTTCTTTCGGAGCCCCAGCTCAACCATGACTTCATTGATCGCCTGCAGGGCGTCCTCATACTCCTTGGACTTCTTCGTCAGCTCTCCGATGACGCCTGGATAGTCCTTATACAGCTCCAGTAGCTCCTCGGTGGTCCAGGTGTCCTTCCCCTTCGCCCAGGTCAGCTTTGCCCAGGCTTCCCGCAGCTCCTCCTGGGCGGCTGTGACGTCCTCGATCTCTCCCGCCTGGTTCGCCAGCATGATGTTGACGACTTTTATCAGGGCTTCCCATTCCTCCTGCATCTGCAGCCGCTCAGTCTCGACGTTGTAAAGAGCTTTCTGGATGTTGACCTCATTCTTCATCGCCTTCGGTAGATCGAGCAGGACCCGTTTTTTCCGGACCTCCAGGTTCTCTCGGAGGATCCCGGTATTGATGGCGATGGCTTCGCCTTCCTCATTGTATGCCTGGATCGAGGCAGGCATCAGCCCGGCGATCTCCTCGATGAGCTTTTTCAGCTCCTCGCGCTCGATGTTCGACAGGTGGGTCTTTTCCTTCAGCTCGTCGTAGCGGTCCGCCAGGCTCCGGAGGTGGGAATACTCGTCCGCGAAATCCTTCAGGTTGTCCTGCGCTGATACGTGGACCTCCTCCTGACGTTGTTTCAGAACCCAGAGGACTCCAGCCAGCCCAGCCAGCCCAGCCACAACCAGCCCGATAGGTGAAATCATCGCCGTGATGATTGCCATCAGAGCCCCAAACAACGGCGTCAGGATAGGCAAGGCGACGAGCAAACCTGCTGCGGGGATGGATATGGCTGCGAGTCCGCCGGCGATCAGCAGGAGCGTTTGACCGAGTTCTCCAGTGCCGGCGAGGAAATCGAGGATCTTCACCAGAAGATCACCAAAAAAGGTAACGACCTTGGATCCCTTGTCGACAATCAAGACGAACGATCCGCCGATCCACTCCGCCCACTCGTCCAGCTTCCCCTCATCTCGGAGCTGGTTTAGCTTCACTCGCAGAGCCTCCAGCTTCCCCTTTACGGTGTCGAACATCCCGGTGTCTGCGATATCCCGTAGGAAGTTGCTCCACCAGTCCTGGATCATCGAGAGAGTGCCGTCCCAGGTCTTCGCCAGCTTCGCCATTCCCCCTTCAAACTTCAGCAGCTCCTTCTCGATAGCCTTCCCCAGCTCAGCCATTCCCTCTTCTGACTTCCCAGCTTCTCTGACCATCTCAGAGCGGATCCGGATCCCCATATTCCGCAGGATCATGAGCCCCGAGGCAGCTCCCGACAGAGCTTTCCCGACTCCCATGGCTGCTTCTTCAAGATCCTTCCCCATGACGGCAGCCAGATCTCCTACCAGGGGGAGCCATTTTTCCGCGTTCGCCCCGTAGATTTCCAGCTGGGTCGTCGCCTTGACGATGTCCTTCACCTCGAAAGGCGTCTCGCTTGCCTTCTGGACCGCCCAGCGCAGCTTCTCTGCAGCCAGCGTTGAATCCTTCAGGACCGTCGCCAGGGTGTTATGGTATTTCTCCATATCGGCAGCTTCTCGGATGATCGATTCTCCGAACTGCTTTGCCTTATATGCCCCGACTCCGATGACCGCGGTAACTGCGACGATTCCCATTCTCGCCTTGTTCAGATGTGAGTTGACCCGGTCCAAGCTGGACGTGATATTCCGCCCCATTTGCTTGAAGCGGTTGTCCACCTGCTTCGTGGCGTTTACAATCTCGTCGGTCCGCCCGCTGATACGGATCCGGACGTTAGTGTCCTTTGCGGGCATGGCTCACCTCACTGATAACTTTCGACTTTTGCTCTGGCTTTCGAGATGTTCTCCAGCCCTTTTACAATCGCCTTGATGTTGACATAGTTCATCCCAAGTATCAGGTCTTCGATCTTGTAGCCTGGCAGCTCCCTGCAGATCATCAGTAGCGTCTCACTGTCTCCGATATTATCGAATCCTACTACTGACGTCCGACGCTGCCCTGCCCCTTCTGCTTTTTCTCCTGGAGCTTTTTTTTTATGTCCGACATCTGCAGCATGGCGAGGATGCAGTCGACATAATCGTCTACATTCAGGACGTTGATGTCCTTGCCATACTCCCACAGCTCTTTGTCGGTAGGCGGATTCTCGTCCACCTCCAGGATCCGCTCAGTGTCCTGGACGCTCAGGATCCAAAGCAGCTTGACGACATGGTCGGGAGAAAACTCGAAACCCTCCTGCAAGAGCATCTTCCGGATCTTCCCCAGTGCAACCAGGTTCGGCAGGGGGAGTGAAACGTCCCCTATCGTGACCTTGTTCTTGACCAGGTCTTCCAGATTGACCCTTTCAGCCAGGTCCCGAGTTCTCTCCTCATCTCGGGCAGTGGCAACTGATTGTGCTGCCTTTTTAACCTCATCCGGCATTGCCGACTTCGGCATAGCTTTTCTGTTCATGATGTCCCTTTCGTCATCGACTAATAGGAGGTGATGGATTACACAGGCACGTAGTTGCAGGCGTCCTCCGGCATATAGACGCAAACATCCGCAGCGCAGTTGTTCACGACGGCGAAATCGAATCCGAACGTTCCTGCAGCCTTCACTGTCGCTCCGAGTCCAAAATCCCCGGTTCTTACGCACCGCTGGAGATCGAAAACCATATCCGCGGCATAAGCCATTGCGATAGGATCCCAGCACGCCAGCGTTGCGATCAGGCGGAAGCCGTCAGGGAGTGTGTTGGGATCGAGGCAGAGGCTTATCTGCTCCCCTACCGCGTTGTCCCAGATGTAGTTGATGATGACGTTTGTCCCTTCATCAACACCATCGAACGTCACGACTCCGGTCGTGTAGTTGATTTCATACTCTCCGGCCGTTCCGCTCACCGCTGCAACGCGCTTGAACTGCGTCCCACAGGGACAAAGTCCGTCGTTGTCGGCGTAGAATATCTCCTCGGTGTAGTCCACCGGAGGATTTCCCAGCACGATGGTGTAGGGACCAGGAGCTGGCGGGACCGTCTCGGTTTCTCCTGTGGTCCTTTCCAGTCCGCCGGCGCCTGGGGTCAGCCCCAGGATCCCCGCGATAGCGGCTGCGGTGATGTTGGTCCAGTTAATCCTCCCTGAAATTGGCAAGCCAAGCGGGATGATATCCTTTCCTGCAACATCGCCTTTGTTCACCTCCAGAGTCTCGGACCCGAAGGTCAGCATGACGTCTCCGCAGTCGAGGAATTGGAAAGCATTGGTGGCGTCAAACGCGACACCTTTACCGATCAGTTTCATCCTTTTTCACCTCCTTCTTTGTAGCCGATTTCGTCTCGGGTTTGGCTTCCTTCTCAGGCTTGATGATGACAGCCATCCGAGTCCCTGCAGCCTTTGCCTTGTCGAGCTGCTGCTTCGTAGGGTTCTCGATGATCGTCCCAAACGGAAAGCCTAGGAAGCCGTTAAAGTTGATACCGATTTTCAGGTCTTTTCCCACGATCGACACCTCCTTTGACTGTCTTATAATTCTCGGACCCCGAGAGCGTCGGGATCCTCTTCAACCTCGTTTTCGCCTGACGGGGACCAGGTCCATTCATTAGCTCCAGAACCGCTTATCGTAATGCTCATAGGTCACGGTCACAACTCCGCCATCGAGGACCTGGTCGTTTGACCAGATAACAGGCGTTCGCTCATCCTGGATCCCATCAGGGACGATACCGACGCAGCGTCCATTGCAGGTCTCATCCTTCCTGATAACCTGCCGGATCATGTTCAAGGTTTTACGAACCGTCACGTCTGCCAGCCTGGTCTGGAATTCCTTGTAGACAAACCAGATCTGCGCGGTTACCTCCTGGCGACCGTCGACGTCCGATGAGGTCGTCCGGACCCAGGTAATCATGATACCGGGCGGACTCACTACAACGTCGTGGATCGCGGTCCGGACCCAGTTGACTCCCAGCTCAGTGAGATACTGGTCCAAGATCACCTTCAGGTTGTCCGGCACGTCGAGGTTAAGGTTTTCGGTCCGTATACAGTGCTTCACCGCCATTACTGATAGCCCTCCGGATTGGTGAAAGCCTCGATGAATTCATTCTTGATGTTGATGACGTCCTTGTCCTGGAAAAGTAGAAACATTCTCTGCGGGATCCGCGGCAGTATCACGTTTCGGGTGTGCGCTCTCACGGTGACCTTGCGAGGCTCAATAGGGCGTCCCCAGGCGTGAGTCTGGGTCCGTGTATGCTCCCTGATATTCGCAACCGCCGGCATGGGATCCCTCCCCCACTGGTGGGTCGGGGCATACCTGACGGTGGTCCCTAGCTCGAGGAATTGCGGTGTCAGGGTGTAAACACTATTTGCAGCTCCACGCCTGGTCACTGATGCAAACATGCGACCAGTATCGCGGAGGAGCATTGGAGAATGTCGACGCCGCCCTTGTCTCCTCATCTCTTTGGTAACGTCAGACATCGGCTCCCAGCGTTCAGGACGTCCCTGCATCCTGAATGTCAGCCCGGTAGATCGATACATTATGATCCCGCAACGCTTGAAAACCTTGCGAGGATCCTTCCCCATCTCGACGGTCGCCTTGATGTAGCTCTGCAGCTCGGCGTCGTCCAGATGAATTTGCGTGAATTCTGCCATCAGAATTTATCCAGCTCGGTCTTTGAAAACTCCCGATCCTGCCCTGACGTATTGGACCAGACCTTCGTCCGTTTGACGTCGTAATGTTCGATGATGTTCCCGCTCGTAGACAGGACTTCGATGTCCCCTCTCAGGATCCCGTCCAGTGTTTTCTGCGCCTTTCCCAGGATCTGTCCCCCTGGCGAGGTCGGCTTCATCTGGGCTTCCCCAAGCTCGTCAACGTATATCAGCCCTGCAGCCCAGTCCGCGCAGAGGTCTTTTATCGTCTGCGGGGTGTTCGTGTCCCAGCTCAGGACCTCCGCCTCCCCGAAATACCTGGTCAGCTTCGGCTCCAGGACGTCCTGCGCTCTATTGATACGGCGGCGGATATTCGCATCTCCATGGGCAGTCCAGTAGTCGCTGACTTCGATCATCTTGACGCGCTGTTTCACGTCAGTTGCGTTACACCACAACTAATTCACCTCCTCTCGAAATCTCCGGAAAACATACTCGCGCTCCAGGGCGTCCAGCTCCAGGACTCCACTATCTCTTTTTCTTGGACCCGCTCTTTTTCTTTTTCTTGCTCCCGGTGCTTTTCCCGGCGCGTTCCCGTGGCGCGGGTTCCTCCTCCTGCTCGACCGGCTCTTCTATCGGAGCCTCCGCCGGCGTTCCCACGGGCGGTTCCTCTGGTGTCTCTCCTTCAGGTTTGAGTGCGTCACGCGCAATCGTTTTAACCTCCTCAGCCGCCGCCGCCGCGCCTGGATCCACTGCGGCTTTTGCGCCGATACGCGGTCCCGGCGGAGTATTCGACTTCCGTATAGCGTGCATCCCAAGCCGTCTTTTTTTTTGCTTCTCCACCTTCCCCTGTTCCGCCTGACCATTTGCCAGCATCGACTTGATGTCAGGGTTATTGGGATCCGCCTCGATGATGTCCCCAGGGTAGAAATACTTCGGTTCCCCGGGGCTCATAACGTCAGTCTTGACGGTATGCTTGATTGTGTAAAAGGCTTTCAGGTCCATGTTGTTCCTCCTGGAAAAGAGGGAGGGTCGACGCATCGCCCCAACGCCTCCCATTCCATTTATC